CACCAATGTGAAACTGGTAGTAGTGCATATATTCCGCTTTTTAACCACCCTTTGAAGGAATTGCCAGCAGGAGAAGGGTTAACTCTTTTCGGTTGGGTAGCAACTCCCGACCTAGCTGGATTCCATAATATCAAACTAATTCTACTTTGTAAACTTAAATATATTGATTATTTGTGATTTCATTTGTTGGTTTTCTGCCAAACAAACGAATAGCTTGGTTGTTCATAGAAGCATATTCAGACTTAGTGAAGATGCCTTTAGCGTTTCTAATGTCAAACGGGTTTAGCAGATCACGGGGTTCTTCTACCTTTTCAGCCTCAATCATGTGCGGTGCTAGGGTGTACTGAGAAACCCATGACCGACCCATCTTAATCTTTCCAATTTTTAATTTCTTCTTGTAGCTCATCTTGGTGCAACAAGCTGCAATAGATAGTCTTGGTATGCCTGTTAAATCCTCTAGTTGGTAGGATGTAAGTGGGCCGTTTTGTAATGCTCTGATAACTGCTTCTTGTGTCATTTGAACCACTCTGGTTTAAGTTCTTTTAGTTGATAAATGCGTAACTGAGGAACTTTCTTCCATAAAAAGACAGCAGCCCTAGTTATGCCGAGGATTCTAGCAAGCTCACTCTGTGAGCCAGCAAGTGTGATAGCAGTTTGTTTGTCCATCTCTGAAGTATAGCAAAATCAACAAAATGTTGACTTAGGGAAAGCACCTAGACAAAAAGTCTGTTTACTTTGCTATACTGCACTCAGCCCACAACAAATCGTAAGTGGGTATTTTTAAGGAAAAACAAATGGAAAAGTTTATTGAATGGACACTAGCAATCATCATCTTTGGCGGTATCGGTGTACTACTGGCTTGGAGGGGATGAGATGAACACAGAACAATTAAGACGCAAAGCAAGAGAACTTTATAACAACAAAGAAGTTCCACAAGGAGTTAACCAGTACAACCAACGCAAGTGGGTCAGGTCAGTCTTGAAGTTAGGAGACAAGTGGTTGTTGGCAAAAAATGTAGGAAGAATCCAATGACCTCAGAAGAAATCATGCAAATGGCACGAGAAGCTAATTTACCTTCTTGTCACTTAACGCACCCTAAAGCATTAGAACGCTTTGCAAAACTGGTAGCAGCCCACACTTATGCCATGCAACTAACATTGCCAGAGCCGCGTTTAACTGGTAAGTTTTCCATTACTGCTGGCAAGTTTAAGTGCACAGGTTGCACAGGTACTTGGGCAGATAGAGAAGACGCAAAACAACACTCATGTAGAAATTACCAATGACCAAACTAACAAGACAAGACGCAATCAAGGATTTATCGCATGGTGACTACTGTTGTTACTGTACTGAGCCTAAAACAACTGGCTCATGCTGTGGAGAAAATCACTTCGTACCTTTCGAGGATTTATACGATGATGACAAAGAAGCAATGATTGAAGAATATTTAAGTAAAGGAAAATGAAATGTCAATTGAAGCACTACTCAAGACGAATGTTAATGAACATACAGAAAAGAAAGCCAACCTAACCTACCTGTCATGGGCTTGGGCATGGGCAGAGGCTCTCAAAGCAGACCCTAAAGCTACCTTCAAGGTAGAGATGTTTGATGGCAAGTGTTATATGGAAATCAATGGCACAGCAATGGTCTGGGTGACAGTTACCATGTTTGAAAAGCCAATGACCTGCCAGTTGCCAGTTATGGACTCAGGCAACAAGGCAATCCCACTTAAAGGCTATACAGCAGTCTCTAAGTATGGCAAAGAGTATCGGGTTGAGTGTGATGCGTTTGCGGTTAACACAGCCATCATGCGCTGCATGACCAAAGCACTTGGATTGCATGGACTCGGGTTATACATTTACGCTGGTCAGGATTTGCCAGATGAAGATGCACAGCCAGAAAAGATAATCATCACGCCCACACAAGGTGCAATGGATACCATCCCAGAGGATGAACAGAATTATCTCAAAGAGTTAGCAATGGAGTTAATTGCTCTCTGTGAGAAAGAAGAACCTAAGAGTGCTTGGGTGAAGTTGGAAGCAGAGAACTTAGATAGCGAACAGAAAGTTGCTCTATGGACATTGCTTCCTAGTAAAGTAAGAAGTGCGTTAAAGAACGCTAAAGGATAAATATGGAATATAACAATGAAAACAGAGGTGCGTTATTTAAGAATGAACGCAGAGATGATGAGAAGTTTCCTCACTACAAAGGGTCACTCAATGTAGAGGGTGTAGATTTTTGGATTAGCGCATGGTTAAAAGAAAGCAAAGATGGGACTAAGTTCATGTCTCTATCTATCAAATCTAAAGACCAGAAAGAAGTTAAAGCACCTGCAAAGCGTTCATTAAAGGATGACTTTGAAGACGCTCCGTTCTGATTACGAGGGGAAAGTTGTGCAAAGGCTTTTTCAGCTTGCGGACGAGCAATGAGTACCCTCACCACTATGAGAAATCAGTATGCAACCCATACTGACTTCCGTGATTTCCAAGGTTTGATTCCTACTAATACGCATTTCTTGCCTAGCAATATAGACATGATTTGCGAGAGAAAGGGACACTTCTTAATCGGAGAGTGGAAGAAACCTAACGAGAACATGGCAAAGGGTCAAGAACTATTGCTCAAGGCTTTTGCTCAAGTTCCTAAATTTACTGTGTTAGTCATTATTGGTAACACAGACAACGAACAAACTGAAGTCGGAGATGTGTTCCAAGTTGTTCTAGGACGATGTGTAAAGGTAGGAGAGGGTCTTGATTTCCTCAAAGACTTCTACGTCATGTGGTACGAATTTGCAAATACGAAAGGATAGACACCCATTGTTTAAATGGTATAATTAACCATCTAAATTAGGGGGTGCTATGAACTTTAAAGATGAGTGTTTTAGAAAATTAAACTACGACAAAGAAACTGGAATTTTTACTTGGAAATACGATGGGACTAGAGGCGTTAAAGCAGGTCACGTTGCTGGAACAAAAATGAATACTGGATATATTTGTTTATCTGTTGGAGGAAAAAAAGCACTTGGTCATAGAGTTGCATGGCTTTTTGCTCATGGTGAATTTGCACAAGGAAACATTGACCACATAAATAGAGACAAAGCAGACAATAGGATTGCAAATTTAAGACTTGCAACTTGTGAGCAAAATGCTCAAAACAGGTTAAAAAATTGTACGAATACGTCTGGGTTTAAAGGTGTTACTTGGCACAAAAGAGATAAAAGATGGCAAGCAGCAATAACAGTAAAAAGAAAAGTTTTACATCTTGGATATTACAAAACTCCAGAAGACGCTTATCTTGCATACATTGAAGCATCTAAAAATTATCAATCACACTCAATTTTTAAAGGAAACTAAAATGTCCTCATACGCACACATCGAAATGTTGATAATCCAATGGTCAGAAGCCAGAAAGATTATTCCTAATAGCAATCCAGAGTCTCAGCTACTCAAAGCAGTATCAGAGATGGGTGAACTGGCTGATGCAACCATCAAGCACGATAAGGAAGCAGTCATAGACGCAGTAGGGGATGTTATGGTCTGTCTCATCAATTACTGTGTCCTACAAGACATCAATCTGGTAAACTGCATGGAAGTTGCGTATGACCAGATTAAGAATCGCAAGGGCATACTATTGCCTAACGGAGTCTTCCAGAGAGATGCTACTTAGCCAACAGGTAAAGACCCACGTTTGAAAATGCGTAACCTGCATAGACAACAGCCATGCTTGGGTTACCTTTCATTAGCTGTTCAGCAGCGATATAGGCGTAGATTGCACCTGTCAAAATGATGAGCCATGCACTCAAAATGCACCTACATCAATGACTTCGCCCCTAAATTGAATCTGGTCTTCGTCAAACTTATGGACTAACTCAGGCCACAGTAATTGTCCGTTAAAGAAGTTCAGCACAGCAAATCCACTTCTGTGGTTACTTGGGTTTATCTCGGCATAAGTAAATTGTGGCCCATCAGTCTCAGCCAATGTCCCTGTATCTACTCCGTATCTACACCCGTTGTAGTCAGAAAATGGAGTGACTTTTAAGCTATGCAAGTGTCCAGTAACGATTGACACACCAGCATTAACAGTATTGTTATGAGTGGCATGAACACCACCTTTGTATCGGTGCTTGATAATGACTTGCTCAGTAGGCCATACTGCCCAACAGAAGTCCCAATCTGGGATATGGTCTGTCAGCTTAAAGCCTTGAACTTCTTTAAACTGTGGTGCGTGTTGGGCTAATCTGTTGCCAAACCGAATATCGTGGTTGCCCCATGTAAACAGTAGCTTTACATTATGTCTGGCAGCTTTAGCTACTTCTTCAATCTCACCCAACGCACCTTGCGTAGCTTTTAACTCTTGAATGACAGAAGTCTGTGGTTGGTCAGTTACGTCATGGCGAGAGATAGACGCACCATCGAAAGCATCTCCGTTACATATCACCGCCTTGGGTTTGAACTCTTGGATAGCCCATAGAAGCCCTTTAAACGCTGTTGTGCGCTGACTTGGGATAAAGTGGGCATCTGAAAACACAATAACTGTTCCGTCCTCTATGCCAAGGTTTATTTGCTTTAAAGGGGAAAAGGATTTAGGTCTGCTTTTGTCATACAAAGCACCACGATGGTCTTTGGCATTTAGCTTCATGTTGTATTGTTTTTCAATCCACCTTCTACGCAAATGAACTGCTCTGGTTGCAATACCAAGGTGTTCAGCTATTCTTGCAGCAGACTGATGTTGACCCCATAACTGTATAAATTCGGTGTCTGTGCAGGTCTGATTATGGTTGCCCATTGGAATCCTTAGAGAGTAAGTTTTCTAGCAAGTTAATAACCCTATGCTCTTGCATCTCTATTTCCTCATCAGAGGATTTAGGGTCTGTGGCTGTACACATTAAGTCATGTAAGAAAACATGAAGTAACTCGTGAAGTGCAGTCTTATCTAGGCTCTCAGGTGTTATCTTCTCAGCACCAAAGTCACCAAGTCGATAAGTAGCCAATCTAGCAGCTTGATTAAACTCAACAGAAGCCATAGCAGCCTTAGCTGGCTTTATGCCCTTCTCGATTCTCCAATCACCCAAACTCAGCACTTGTTGCCACTTTTTGACACTTTGTGCGAACAATTCTGCGTGTTCTGGTGTAGGAATGTTAGGCATTTCAACACCTTATAGCATAATTGTTACAATTTAGTTTAAAAACAAAGCCACTTCAGCTTTGCGTCTTTTGACAAGCCCCGAAACCTCTTTTCCACCAGCCTTAGTCCATGACATAAAAGCCTCGGCAGCCCCATTCCAATCACCACGATTGACCTTCATGCGGATGGTTGACCTTTGGTAGTTCCCTAACCCTGCGTTGTACGCAAAAGAGACAACAGCGTCGAATTTGCTTTGATGACTAGCAAGATTAGGAGAAAGTCGAAGAACACCACGTTCAAAAGTATCGATGTCAACCTTGAACAGATTGACCAGTTCATCTTTAGACCAGACACGATTGTCTTCCTCTTTTAGTTGGTAGTCAGACCTGATAAGCCCTGTGTAACCCTCTTTACGCACGTTTGGCAAGGCTAATTGGTCTGCATACATAGCGTGACCCCATCCAACAGTCCAAATGGCAGCAGAGCACCGATAAGGCTTGTTTCTGTAGCCTTCAAAGAAGTGCATCAGATGTTCGCCTTTTTCGCTGATTTTCATTTCTTAGCCCATGAACGTGAGCCAAACCAAAACCCGATAATTCCTCCAAGCATTGCCATTTCATCGCTTGAGAAAATAACGTCAGTAATCCTAATTAAATCATCCATGTTGTTAACTAAACTAGGACGAGAGTAAACGTAATAAGCAATCCATGCGTTAATTGCACATAACTCAAAGATAAAGATGTAAGTGACGATAGGTCTTACAGTACCAACAAAGTTGACCACCCAAGTGCTTGCTCTTTCCATGATTTTCTCATCATGCTTCAAAGCAGCCTCAGTCATCTGGGCATCTGTTTGCATGGCAATCTGGTCTGTGCGAATCTCCTCCATGCGTTCTTGAGCCTTAAACCCTTGAGCCATCATCTGTAGCTGTAGTTCTACTTGAACCCTAGCCAAAGCTAACTCATGCTTTTGGTCATCTTTGTTTTGAAAGAAGTCTAGGAGTTTTGGTAAGCCTGAGATTAGCAAACCACCAAGTGTAGAAAATAGAGATAGCATTACAGTCCAATCTTTCCAAGTAGGAGATTAACAATTTTGTCCGACAAATCGTCAGGCAAAAACTTCAGAAAACCAAGGGCGTATAAAGCCACACATCCGTAAACGAATATCTTTAGGCATAGGTCAAAGGTCTTTTGGTACTCATTCATCTGCCACATCTACGAGTAGTTGCACAGAAATCCATCATCTCATTCACGCCAACAAAGACTAAAAACAGCACAAAGAAGATTCCACCTATTGCCAAGCCAATCTCTAGTTGTTCTTGCTCTTTCTCTTTGGCTGCCTTTTCTGCTTTCTTTAATGCACTTATTTCTTTGGCATCAGCCAAGTCCATCTCTGCTTGACGAGCCTTAATCTTGTTCCAAACATCAATCTTACCTGTCTGCATAAAGAGCATCTTGAGTTCTTCTTCAAACGCTCTGGCTTGCTCTAGTGCCATCTCAATCTGGAGAGCCGTACCCATGTTCGAGCCTTTGCCAGACTGCTTGGCTTGAAGCATTGCCTTGGTAGCTACAGACTTAGCGTCAAATAGCTTACCAATCATGGGCGCAAGTGAGCCTAAGTCATTGGCAACATTAGCTGCCTTCTTGACCATGCTGATTGCTGACTGTATGCCAGCTAGTGCTGTGATTGGGTCTATCATTTCTTATCTACCTTTTTCCATTCAATACAGTAGACTTTTCGGTTGTACACATCGCCAACCCAAACCCACTTAACACATCTGTACTCAATAGTTACAGCCAACAAAAACGCTAGTACCATGCCCACACAATAATGTAGACACACCAAATGACAGTAATACAAAACAAGACTGCGGTAGTAAAAGCCACAGCCCAATCTTTCATTTTTTAATCCAAGTCTGCCAGACAGCACCAGCAGCAATGACTAAACCACCAATCCACAAAACTGGTTGAGCAATAGATGCTATCCAGTTAAGAACCTTTACAGCACCCTTGGCAGCGTCAATAGCTTCTACCAAGTCTTTAGTGTTCTTATCTATCTCATCTACCTTTGCTTCAACAGCTAATAGACGCTCATAGATTTGCTCATGGCTTACATTGTTCATGGCGCATCAGGCCAAGTAATAGTCCAAGGGAAACCTGTCTGCGTAGTGACATCACGCAAGGCTTGACGATAGGTAGCCCATACTTCTTTGTCAACAGGAGCGTCTGCTACTTGTGTCCAATCACAGTCTTTCAATTTCTCATCCCTTGAAGCACGAACACTCTTAGCCTGTTCAGCATCTTTAGTAGCCTTGTATTCAACTTCATTCTCAGCCGCAGTCTTGGCAGGGGTTTCGTCTGTGGCGGGTGTATCGGTAAACACAGGGCCAAGGATATATTTTGTGTACCAC